GCATAGTTTCTCCGTATGGAGAGAACTAATCGGCTGCCTTCTTCTACAGTTACAATGTAGGGCAATTTTATTCCTGTCGGTTCACCGTTTCCATCAACCTCTTCAAAACCTTCAAGGTCTAGATTTACGTGACACTCTAACAGTGTATACACAGGTTCTTGCTTACCTGTCTTTTTTGTTCCGTCTAATTCTTTTTCTTTTTTATCAAGATCATTTTTTTCTACATGACCTGGTGGTCCTAATTCTACATCTCTATAGAATCCATTAACCTGTTGTTTTCTTAATTCGTTTTCTGATATTTTAATTGTGTGTATTACAGATTCTGCATCTTCAATACTTGTTGCTGTATACGGCACAACCAACTCATCGGCAGGAACAAACTTAGATACTGCTCTGCCCATTGGCACATCATAATAAACTTTTTTAAATGTAGAACCTGCGAGTGGTAAATGAAATAACATAGAATCAAACTCTGATTCATATTCTTTCATCTGATCCATAATCAGATAATTCATAAAGTCTTTTACACGTGTTGCTTGTTGTTCTGTCTGTGGATTCTTAACACCTATAACCTGTGTTCTCACAGGTCCATCTGCTGGTAATAATTCTTTGTACGCTTGAGCTTGAAACTGTGTGACTGCTTCTGCTAACACTGGGTGTGTTGCACCTGAAGCTCCTTGAAATGGCTCTGTTCTATTTTCATATTTAAAACCAAGTAGATCTAATCCTGTAATGTAAGATTGCTCCCACTCTTTTCGGGACGCTTTATAATCCATGTAATTCTGTGTCATCTCAGAACCAATCGGTTCTAAAACATCGTCTGGTAAAAGTTCTGCTAAGTTATCAAAGTGTGATTCTGTCCCTGGTACGTTGATTGCACCTGGTTCGTAGTCTAATGTTACACCACCATCTTCTTCTGGAATAACCTCGATCGGTCCTTTTTCTTTTACTGGTTCCTGAACAGCAACATCTTGAATCTCCTCTTGAGAAGGGATCTCTTCTTTGTTTCTAGTGTTCGGGAGTCCTTTGTCTATTTCTGCCATTTAATACTCCTATAGTTTCTTAACACGTTTTAATAGACCTGGCAACCCTTGTGAGTTTGGTCCTGATTCTGGTGGTGGTCCTTGATCTACGCCTGCTATTTTAGCTATACCACCGCCTGCTAAAAACTGAGTTCCAAATCCCTGTCCTGTTACATCTGTGCCTAAATAATCCATTACTGGTCTTATCTGTGGAGCTATGCCTTGTTGTATATCTTCTATCGTAAAGCCTCTTGCTTTATTATAAGCATCTAATTCTTCCTCACTCATTTCTCTTAATTTTTTAGCCTCTCGTTGACGTTCAGATAAAAAAGGCACATCTTTTGTAAAAGGATTAAATATATCGGCTGCAAATTTTAAAGGTTGAGTATAAGATCCTAAATCAAAAACAGGACTTATAAAAGCACCAAAAGGCGTTTGTGTTGGATCTACTTGTCTTTTTCTTTTATCAAAAGTTTTTAATAATTGATCTTGAGTTTGTTTTTTAAATACATTGTCTAGATATGTAAAGCCTGTATCTTGATCTGCTGCTTTGTCGATATCAAATCCCATTTTATTTAAAGTGTTAAAATAATTAATAACAGAGTTGTCTAAGTTTTTATTCGTGTTAACCAAACGATTTTCAAAACCCATTGTTGCATCTGAAGTCAAACCACTGGGATCTTGTTTTTCAACATCTAACCCATACTCTAATTTTTTTCTTCGGTTCTCTAATTTATTTATATCTATTGTTTGTTGTAAAAGATTTAATTGATTATCATCATATCCTAACTCTTTTGCTTTGTTTATTAAATTTTCTTCAAACTTTCCAAAATCTGCAAATATAAAAGCTCTATCAAAAGACTCTGCTAAATCTAAACCAGAAGCATAATTATTTAAAGCATCTCCTAAAACAAAAGCCACCTCTCCACCAATCAATGTTGATGGATTTAAAATATTACCTGTCACTCTTGCAGCTAAAGATACAGCTTTTTGACCTGGACTAGATTTAAAAAATTTAGCAAGTTGAGGATTGTCAGATACACTTTTTAAAAATCCCTTTGGATCTTGATCCGCTGCAGGGCAACCAGGACCTTCGGCAAAAAACATTCTACCGCCTTTCTTAGCTTTTCTTCGCATACAAATTTTTTGAACAGCTTCGCCGAAACCACCATCTATTGCAGCGTTAACTAAAACTTTTGAAACTCTTTTAAATTTATTTTTATCTAAGTTTGTTAAAAACTTTTGTTTTGCTATGTCTAGTTCGCTTTGATCAAACTTTGTGCCTTGAACTAAAACATCTTCTCTTATAGGTGCAGTGCCTTTAATAATCGTGTCTATGACATTTTTTTGACTAGGATCAAAAGTTCCTTCTTTTAAAACTTTAAGTATTCCGTCTTTGGTAAATTTATTTAATGTAGTATCTCTATTTAATGCAGACAATGCAGAATTAATTCTTTGTGATGCGATCCTTAAATTTTTAAAAGGATTGTTTGCAACACCGTCTTTGTGATCTATAGCATATGGATTACCAAAATTAGAAAAACCTATTTCATAAACATCTTTCATCAATTTACCAAAACTAGTTTTCTTTCCCGTTTTAGGGTTTATAACTTTTTCAGATAATAAATTATCGTAAATGTCTTTTGCTTGAAATACCTCATCAAATAATCCTGATGAGCCTGTCCCTTTAGACCATTTTAAATTATCTGCATCAATGGATGTCATGTCCCATTTGGTTCTGTTAGGATCATTAGCGTCTATAAAATAAACACTGTTTGGTTTTAAAACTCTAAAACCATTTTTGTTTTTAGGAAGAGTATCCCAGTTAACAGGTTTATTAGTTTTCTTGTCATAAAATTGTATCGTGCCTTTGCCTGTCTTATTTAATTGATGGTAATTAAAATTTCTAAGTGCATAGTCAAATACATTTTTGTTTGCTCTGTTTGACAATTTAATATCAGAGGTCCAAGAAATATTTCCTTTCATTCTGTAGTCAGCGTTTTCTAAAATCTCACTTAAAGTTCTGCCTTCACCTAGTGTCCATAGATTACCTTTATTAGCAAATTTTATCTGATCTATATTTTTATTGTAAGCATCGTTCATGTTTAGACCAGCACGTATGGCTTTAGTGCTTTTTAAACCTGTGATGTTAGAGATTACTTTTCTTAAAAGGCTTCCTTCCGCTGCCATTGTTTTACTTAAATTTTTAGGAAGTTTTAATTCAATGTCATTATTTAATAAATAATCAAAAGCTTTGTTTGCTTTATCTGGTTTCGTATCAAGTCTATCAATATAATTCCTCCAAGTTCTAGTATCTATAACTTCTCCAGGACTCAATTTTTTTTGAATGTCCATCCACTCTGTATGTTTTAAATTACCATTAGCTCTGTTAATTAAAATGTCTGCTAATTCAAATTTTTTGTTACTAACGTTTATGACATTAAAATTTGGTGCTTGAGTTTCAAAAAATTTAGCACCAGCGTTTTTTAATTTTTGATTTCTTAGCCAAGTTGCAAACCTAGGAGTTTTTGACATGTTCCCTTTTTCAAAATCTTTTAATACCATTTTATTAAACTTTTCAGTCAAAGAGGTCATTTCATTTGTCCAAGCCTCTTTTGTAATATCTGTTTTTTTAGCCACAGATTTGTAAAATTTTTTCTGAGCTGCTTCAGCGTCTTTTTTATTAGAAAAACGTATAGGCACATTATTTTCTCTTGCCCAATCGCTATAGTTAACACCTCCTCTTTCACCTGTTACTCTGTATTTGTTGTTGTCTGTTTTAGACACAGCATACCCCTGCCTCTTGCCACCAAAACCTGGTTGCACCAACATACCACCACCTGCTTTCCCTGTTCTTGGATTACGAGTATTAAACTCGTTAAATAATTTTATCTGTTGAACTTCAAATTTATCTACTGGCTTTGCAATATCTGATGCAAACTTAACTTGATCTTTAATACCTGATCGAGTCAGGTAATCCATCATCTGTTTGTATTCTTTTGGAGTCATTACTCTCCTAACATTCTAGCGATACCGCCTGATGCAAAATCTTCAAATTCATCTGGACTTGGATCATAATCACCCTGTCTTCTGACAATCGCATCTGATTGCGCTCCATCAATATCATCTGTTATAGCTGCAGCCTTTTCTTTTCTTTTTTTATTTTGAATAAATTCTTTCATGGTAGGTTTTTTACCTGTCGCATATTCTTTTAGTTTAGATACATCAGAATCTAGATCTCTGATACTCTGACCACCAACCTCATCAATATCTATATCAACATCATCAGGACCCACTACTCTTCCAACAGGACCTGACTCTGCTACATCAAAACGTGCTGCAGGATTCGGGTCGCCCTCATCCGCTAATGGTTTTGTGTATTGTAACATTACATCATCACCAAATACGTTAGCTTCGCTTTCGTACTCAACTCTTACAGCACCTTGATCCACGTCTTCTGTAACTCGGACCACGGAGCCATCGTCGAGTGTTTTCTGGTGAATAGATTGTCTTTCACCTGTTGCAAACTTTTTAGTGACATCATCACCTTCGATGATGACTTTGTTGACTAACTGATCAAACCATTCTGGTTTACCAGGGACATTGTCTGTTTTGATTATCGGAACTTTAGTTACACCTTTAGTTAATTTTAAAGGTGCGAGAACTTTACCTATGATAGGTATAGACATAGCGCCGCCTAAAATTTTTAGGAAAGTTCTTCTAGTCATGCCGTCTTTAAAACCAATACGTCCACCTGTTGCATTAAGTTCTCTTTTTTTCTTGCCACCAGTTTCTAAATTTTTTAATACGTTTTCTAGTTGTAAGAGTCCCTCTTCTGTAATTTCTGGTGGAGAGTCCATAAGTTTTATGTTTTGAGCTGCTTCGGCCATACCTCTAGCTGCTTTTTCTGCTGCTTCCTCTGACATACCCATATCCTTCATTAACTTTCTTTTAATTTCAGGAATTATTGTTGTTTCGGTTTCTTTTGCTAATCGTATTTTAATTTTATCCTGGTCATCCTTCATAGCTTTTGCAACATCTAAACTTTTTTCAGTAAGACCTTTTCTCTGTTCTCTTAATGCTTGTTGCTGAGCCCTAACCGTGTCCGTGCCCATAATGCCTTCTCTGACATTAACTTTACCTCTTACATCAGCTAATAATTTGTTAAACCTTTTTGGATTTGACAATCTTAACATGTCTAATCCTGAGAGATCTACACCTTGAAATCTACCTGTTTTTTTTCCTGTTTTACTCATGTAATTTAAAATCTGTCTCAATAGTCCAAGACCTTTTGGATTTGCACCACCCATAAAAAATCCAGCACGTCCACCTTGTGCCATGTCTTCTGGATCATCTTTTGGTTTTTTCATTCCTTTAAATCTTATTTTTGATAAACCTGTATATGCTTGATCGTAAAGATCTAATCGTTCCATTTGTGAAAGATCATCGTAAACTTTACCCATGCTTTCAGCCATGTCCTCTGCAACTAAAGCTGCATCAGTTCTTGTATCTCCAGAAAGAGATGGAGACATGTTGTCGATTGCATCGTCAACTATTTTTTTCATTCTTAAATTTTTAGCAGCTTGTTTGTTTCCCTCACCTATTCGTTTAGCAATTTCTGCTTCTGTTTCTTTTACTTCTTTACCACCCATAATATTTTTAGGATTTTTTATTTCTTTACCTTCAAGATCAAATACTTTTGCAGATTTTGTAGATTTAATTCCTTGTTGCACGTTTCTCGGTGCTTCTATCTGATTGATGGCATTTTCTACTTGGTTAGCATTTTTAAATGCGTTTGGATCAAAACCATTACGCAT